ATGAAGGTGGCAAACGTACAGCCACGCATAAGCGATGGAGTTGCCTGTGGCGTATTCTTTGAGTGCGGGGAGTCCAAAGACCCAGAGAGCGGTCTGCCTGTACGTTTGACGCGCATTCGCGTATCAACCGACCCTGAGCCAATGGAGCAGGAGCAGAACGTCTCTCAGTCACGGCAGAAGCGAATGGCGCAAGCCGCTGTCAGATGGTGCAAGCAAGTCGGGATAGATCACACTAACCCAAAGTATATTGTAGCTGCGTTGGTGAGTCTTGGGGTTATCCGTTAACTAGAACACATCTTCATAATAAGTAATAGCAGCGGTAAGATCAGCGCTGCCAGATGTCATAACACCCGTGATAGACAGCCGGAGTGTTGGCGGCATGCGTATGCGTATATCATCAAGATTGACGGCAAGGGACTGGCCTTTTGCTACAGTAAACTGCCCAAGCAGTAAACCGCCTGTTGCTGTTGTTCCTGCCGTCTCTGATTCAGACATAAGGTTAGTGCCAATGTCTTGAAAGTTTGTCGTGCCGCCTATAGTGGGGTTTCCTCTTATTCTGAAAACTGCCGACTTGGTGCCATCATTTGCAACCGTTAATATTATAGGGGCTATTTCTCCTTGATTGGCAAGACCGTTGTACATCCTCTTGCTTCGGATTGTTAAAACGTTTGTCTCGGTCGTGCCAATAGTTTTTGTATTTGAGAATGATCTAGGATTGCGAACCCTCTCATCACCTGATGTGACGTATCCAGATAAATATGTTGCGTAAACATCTATCGCAGTGGTAGCCCCTATGCTTGTTGCATATGCACCAACATGTAGGCTGGGGTTCTCAAGATTTGCTGATGTGCTGGTGCTGGGATATTTTATTGTATGCACAGTTACATACCGCGACTTTCTCACATCCTCAACCCTAAAGAAAATCATCCCAAAACCATTTGAGTAGCTTATCTCATAGTTATTGCCCATAGTAGGGACAAAGTCAGGGGTGCTGTCTCCGTTCCAGTCATCCTGCGCTATATGCGTAGATGACTTAGTGACGCCCGTTGTTGTCCTCACGAACGAGCCGTCACAGTCGCCATCACCAGACACAGACCAGGTGTCGCTCTTAGCACCATCGCTTTTAGCGGATATGATAACAGTGTCGTCTAGCTGATCTGCATAGTAGTCCGTGCTGTTTGTAGAGACATAGTCTGCTACTCCTTTGCGTTGTGCTGAACTGTTCCAGATGTGACCTCTACCGCATAAGCAGTGTCATTGACAGTTACAGTCAGCGTCTCATTTCCGGTGGCTGCATCAGTAATGGTAAGCGTACGCACTTCTGCTTTACCGCCCTTGCGGTGCCACACTCCAAAGTCTGTTCCATTATACCCAAAGCTTAGCTCGTCACCAATAGTGAATCCTCCAGCGCCCGACCATGTAAGAGCTAGCGGAGTTCCAAACCTAGCAGAAAAACGCAAGACAGCAGTGCCGCCTGTTCGATAGTTAACACTTCTAAATGACTGTATAGTTCCATAGGTTCCTAAAGACGTCCCGCTTGAAACCTTGAATTGCCTGTCCTCTACCGCAGCAGACCCATCGCCAGCGGTGTACGTTCTAAAGTTTGACGGCATAAAGTTGTATACAGACGATCCAGCAACGTATGGCGTAAGCCTGTCTATGGGCTCGGTTCCATGGGATGTTGTATTGCCCACCGAACGAACCGGCATTGGATTATTTTCATGTACTGTGTGATGTATTGACATTATTGATCTGCCTTGTTCTCTATCCGATCGGTGTCGTCACCGTCAAAGACATCGGCTGTTTCTGAATCAGTGTTTTCAATTGCGCTGGTTCCTATCATGCCGTCTCTGTTTAGATCAACGCACCAGCCAAGCTTGCATAGGAATTTCTCTACCTGTTTGACGTAGATCACAAAGACGATGATCAGAAATATCGGCAGCCCAAAGAACAAGATCATGCCAGTCCATTTGTCTATCCAGTTGCCTGTAACTTCGATGACCTTAGCTAATATCGCAAAGCTAACACCCATGAGCATCATTCTGCCGCCCCTGCTTTTATCAGCACATAGCCACAGCATGAGCAAGCCAACGACTAAGAAGAAGCCAGCAGCATTAGCAGACCAGTAAGCCCATAGCTCGTATGTTTCCATTGGCGGCTTGCTGGTGTCGAACCTTGCTGTGAGCTGTTTAACCGCTGCCTTGACCACTGCATCAATCGCGATCTCTTCTACCGATCGTTCTTCCCCACATGAAGAGAGCGATAGTAAGCAGAACGATAGCAATAAGGTCATGCATACGCGCATGCTAGTCTTCTTTGGTCTTCTTCAGCTTCAGTCCAATACGGTCACTCACGGCGCCGATGAAGTCCCACCAACCCTTGCGGATTCGTGCATGCTTGCTTGGACTCACTAATGCGAGAACCGTGAAAAAAACGTAGATATAGCCGACCAATGCGGCAAGTGAATTGATGTCCATGTGTGTGCTCCTATTTAAGTAGCTCTAAAATTGCGACAATGAGTCCGGCAAAGGCGAACAGCCCAACGCAGACCTTGCCCAAAAAGAGAAGTATGATTTTTGTGTTATTCCAAAACTGATCGTCTTGAGGCTCGCTTCTCTTGGTCTTGTGAGTGGTGGCGTCTTTGTTGGTTACTTTCTCATAGACTTCTGTCATCATTGACTTGACATCTTTATGATCCTCAACCAGGCCCTTGCTCATCCCCATAGCATCGCCCTTAAGGCATACCATAATATCGTTTAGCTTTGTCTCTGTGCTTTCCTTATGTGTATTGAACTCTTGCTTGTGCGCCTTGATAGCTTCCTCGTGGCGCTCTTTGGCTTCGGCTAGTTCTTTTACGGCAGTATGTTGCACCGATTCTTTTCTATGCAGTCTGCTGACAGTGTGCGCAACCTTAATAAGATCAATCTCACCTGACTGGTCTCTGAACATTTCCTCAGCATTGGCCTTATCTGAGGGACTTGGAATTGAGTCACTGTCTTTAATGCCGGACATCTTACCAACCCATCTCGGTAACAATCAGATAATTAAATGTCTGCGAGCTGGCTGACGTGAAGTCATCGCCATTCTTGCCGATGGTAAATGTTTCTCCAGCCCACATGTACACAGGAGCAGTCACAACAGAGCTATACCCAGAACCGTTGTAGCTTGAACTGCTGCCCATTATAGCTGCGTCTGTCTGATCTGGAGTGTTAATCTTTATGTTAAAGTCAACGTCAGTGCTGGACATTAGGCTAGCGCTTACGTGATACCAACCCGCACGAGGAGCTGTGAACGTTGTATCACTTGACCACACACCGTGATTTGTTGAGCCGCGTGATGTGGCAAACTCAATAGGATCAGTGCTGTCAACTGACTGCGTTCCTGTCGTTGTAACACGATGGGTCACTCGTCCACGTCTTGCAACAATACTCCAGTCAGTGCCGTCAGACATAACCTCTAAGTATTCATTGGCGGCCATGCGGTAATAGGCGCTGCTGCCTGTATCCGTTGATAGATCGAGCTTGTCGCCGCTATATGGAACTACCGTTATGTAGTCAGTTAGATTCCGAGACGTAAGGATATACACCTTTTGCCCGATAGTGTGCGAGCTTGGGAAGGTCACGCCATATGGGCCGGTCCCTGTGGCATAGTAAAACGTACCAGCAACGGCAGTGGTTGCACCTGTGATGGTCGTCATTTCCTGGGTAGGATTAACGAACTTATTGGTGCTGCCTTCGGTTATATTATCGGTTGTATCTGCGCTCTTATCAAACGCAGAAAAGTTGAGCATGTTTTTCGTTACTTTAGTTGCCATCTTCTTTCATTCCTTCCGTGCTTTCCTGCGCTTGACGAAGCGTGTCCAGCTCTTTTCTTAGCCTGACAACTTCGTTTTGCAGCTCGACTGCTTTTGCATTAAGCAGCACAATAACACGCGCTTGGTCTATTATCGTTTGCTCGCTCATCGGTCATACTCCGACTTAATACGCGCCGATACACCGGTCTCAATTTGTGATCGAACAGTATCCGCTGCTGCCCCTGGAAATGTAAGATTAAAACGCTCTGTCTGAGTGCGCCCTAAGTTATCAATCCAAGTGCCTTTTATCTGTGCTGATTCTGAGCCAGAAAGATCGACAAGCACCTTATCATATGTGATGTCAATATTCTCACCATCTCGATTTACTGTAATTGTTGGCATGATTAGCTCCTACCAAGTGGCGATTGCCACTCGTTTCCATGTGTCTGTTGCTGTCGCTATGTAAATATAGCTAGAGTCCCATGTGATTGTTCCGGTTGTTCCGGTAGCGGCTGCGCTTGCAGGGGTGTTTGACCCAACACCAACTAGGTCGTTGTCGTTTAGATCAACTGTTCCGTCATACCCAATATTCACACGTTCCGTGCCCTGAGTCTTGATGCTAACGTCACCACCTGAAACGTTACCTGCTTCAAGTGACAATAACCCAGTGTTTGCATGTTCATTGCCATCTAGGATTATCATTGCGCCACGAGTCGTAGATCCGGCGCCCCCAGCATTTATGTATACCTCTGCATTATCTGTGCCGTCAGATGTGTTTGTAACTACACCATTGCTGGCCCCTTCAAGTGTCAGGAAACCCGCAACGTTTAAATCATTTACGTTGTTTATGTCGTTTGAGTTTAGATCAACGTCAGAGTTTATCTGGAGATCGCCAGCGCTCGGACCCATTTCCCATCCGGTCGAATCATTATAGATAAACGCTAAATAAGCAGAAAGCGCACCATTCCACAGGCGCGCCTCATCGTACGTATCTGCTCCGTCACGGTCACCGACAGCACCTAGCCAAAAAGCACCTGTCGAAGTTCCCGTTCGCTCTATTTTATGCGCTGCGCTGTCGCTGCCTAGCTGCTGCGTCAGGCGGCCTGTCATGCCAATTGTAGTGATGCTAGCAATCGCCTGGCCTACCAATGCGGCCAATACGTTGGTTGCGTCCGTTACGTCTGCACCATCCTCAACGTTTAAAATGGCACGCGCTTGTGTAGCTGTTAAGTCCTCAACAACGCCAGTACCGGCAGTTGTGCGCCCTTTAAACGTATCGGTTGCAACACTGGCTAGCTTAGCATTCGTGACTGCTTGATCGACTACCTTGTCAGTTGTTACCGCATCATCCACAATCTTTGCCGTGGTCACTGCGTCATCTTGTATGCCAGCCGTCACGACAGCATCGTCAGCAATCTTTGCAGCTGTTACAGCGTCATCGTTTATTTTCGCAGTTGTGACCGCGTTGTCTATGATCTTATCAGTGGTTACTGCATCGTTTTCTATTTTCCCAGTTGTTACAGCGCCGTCTAAAATAGCGGCCTCGACCACTGCGTCATCTGCAATCTTCGCTGCCGTTACCGCATCGTCTACTATCTTGGCGGTTGTTACCGTGTCGTCTGATGGTGTGCCAATGCTGAGGACTTCTGCATGGTTGACTTCTACAGCATTGGTCCCCGAAGGTATGGCGGCATCAAAGGTCAGTGTCGTGCCGGAAAGTGAATAGGTGCTCTTGTCTTGATAAACACCGTCAAAGAAAACCTGAGTATTGTTCTCCACTGCCGGAGCACTTGAAAGCGTAAGCTGTGTAGTTGTTCCGCTGGTGTAGTCAGTGCTATCAACAAAGCGATCAACAAGCATGTTCTCGGTTGAGTAGTCAGTTGTTACCACGTAATCAGCCGTAGCCATTAACCAGCCGTCATTGTCGTTGTTGCGTATCGGTATCGAGTTTGCAGTGGGAACAGGTAGGTCGCCATTGGTATATGCACCAGGAGCCTGATCATCAAGTATAGGCGCAAACTTAAGCGACAGGTCTAGGTCTTCACGGAGAGTGTTGATAGCCCGCGTATTGCGCTCAACGGCATCCTCAACACGTGGACCCGTTACACTTGTAGCATTACGAAAGTCTGATGTCTGGGTCGTAGAAACTCGGTCCCTAATCATGATCTTGAAATCACTGGTTACTGACGTTGCGTAGGTGCCTGTTAGCGTGATAGAGCCACCGCTAGCGGCATTCACGCCTGAAACCGTGTAGCCATTGGCCGCATCAAGGGTAAGCGTTGCGCCTGTGTCTGTGCTGTCTGTAGTGTCACGTATGATCACGTCCAGGTCACTTGAGCTGGTTATTCGCCAGTCAAACGTAAAGGGTCCAGCCGTGCCGTTGCCTGTGTGCACTGAAGGTGTTATTTGCGAGCTTATTGTCATTATCAACCTGCCTTAATTATTGTTATCATTTGTTAACGTATTCCAAGAGATTATTTCTCTCCAGAGATAAGAGCCTCACTCAATTGCTCGGCTGCCCTGCTGACCGGTATGCCTGCCGCAAATGCTGCTAGGTGCGCTATGTTCCAGATTGCCTCTGTGCGTTCTTCTGGGTCATCTGTAGACAGGGAGTCATAAATACCAGTCAGTCCCCTAGCCACCACGCCACCCATGATCTGCATGGCCGGTATATCTCCAACATTATAAAGGGCTCGAAGTCTCGGCTCTCCATTGACAAACGAGTCGAATCCAGCCTGCGCAACGTTGCTAATCAACGGTATGCCCCTGAACGTATCAACGACAGCTCCCCGCCCTACTTCCATCAAAAAACCCCTGGCCTCGCCCTCTCTGTCTTCGTCGTCACCTGTAAGCGCATGGGCAATCGCTGCCATGAAAGCAAATGGAAAAGTCGAGAGGACAAGCTGTGCGAATATGAAAGCAGAGTATTCTCCTACAGACATCCTCTTGTCTATACGGCTTCGGGTCGCGCCTCTAACTGTATTAAAGCGTGTTATGGCCCAGCTTGTAAACATCAGCGCAGTATTAATAAACCCCTTCTTGTCTCGCTGAGCCATAGACTGATCTCGTAAGTCAGAACTAGGCTGTGTGTTGCGTATTGCTAAGTCAGCAGCAATGACAGCGCTGTCGTGGTTGCCGCCGTTCTCTGCCATGGTCTTTTTGTATATCGCCATCCACGCAGGCATCTCAAAGATGATTCCCGGGACACTATATACGGAAAGCGCCCAGTGAACGATCTGCTCTCTTACACCTCCGGCCTTGTTCCCTAATCGCTTTGACAGAGTCTCGTAAACCTCACGAGCATCCCTGTCGTTAGCGCCCTTAAGCCTTCTCTGCATCATGCCTGAGCTATCAAGAATGAACCGCCAAGCCGCCAGACCTGACTCCTCGCTGGCAAATAGGTTAACCTCTCTAAAATAGTTATTATATCCTACGTCTGATGCCAGTGTCGGTATTGCGTCCATCACTGATAATGGGCCCCTGATATTGGCTCCTAAGAGAAATATAGACGCTTTAGCTTTAATGTTTCGGATAAGCCTATCTACCCAGTTAAGATTCTGCTGCTCATTCCCCGCAAGCGCACGCATCCAAGACTTGAGTTGCTTGACTGACGAATCACCAACTTTGCGGCGCATGAGTCCTTCCATGGTGGTGATGATCGTATTGCCGCTTTTGTCTGTAATCTCTATTCGCGTATTGAACGCCTTAATCATGTCACGAATCCACGGCGCAAACGCTATATATGTGCTTGTGCTGTGAATATGTTCTTTAATGACTTGAAGCGGATCAAGCAAGACAAGCTTGTCGCCAGAGTCTGTTCTGGCTATGTTGCTGCCAAGCTTCATATGTGGAGGCGCAAACGTTGCCCCGAAAGACATCTCTAGGGCTGCTGTGTCATCAAGATTAGATGTATTGGCTACCTGGTCCTTGCTGTCGAAACGGAGAGGGAAATAGCCGCCTGCCAGTGTTACAGGCCCGTCACTAGCGTCTAGCGTTATACTTTCGCCCTTCACTTTTGCAGGCGGCTTCCCATAAATTTGTTTATGTACCTTGCGTGATGCAGGCCACATAGTTTCTATGGCGTCCCAGAGACCTTGCACAGCTTGCAGCTCTTGCTTGGTGAAAAGCTGAGCCATCTGCAAGAGTGGAGTCACATTAGGAACGCGGTTTGTTTCGTTGGTAACTGGATCAGTCACCTCGTTGAAAAAACCTAAGCCTCTGGCAACTGCCTGCATATTGTAGCTGTTGCCAAGACTAAGCATAACCATAAGCGCACGCTCACCGGTCCAGCGCTTCTTACCTGCGTCTTGCATGCGCTGAGGGACTGGCAGTGAAGTCAATCGCTGGTCGTTGTCCAATCGCTTAATTGCTTCACCGACTACCTTAGCATGTGGAGACATAGCGGCATAGACAGCATTGCTAATCTCTTCGCGCATATCAGTAGCACGGGCGCTGCCTTCCATGGCCAATTGATACCATGGCAATGTTGTGTCTTGATCTTTTACAGTGCCACGCTGAGCGTCTAGGGTTCTGAAGATATGGTCAGCAGCCACAAAGCTGTCTTTGATTTCTTCGGCCTTTTCGCTGATCTTGTGAATGATCGAATCAACGTCACGCTTAGGAAGCCCCTTGTCATCACGCTCAGCCATTCTTCCATCTGCACGAGCGGCCCAATCCTCTAGCGTTTCCTCCATAGTCAGGAATGCAGGATCTGCTAAGTCTTTGCCTCGTGTCTCCAAAAAGTTAATGAACTGTTCAAGCTCTTGGAGCTCATAGCTGCGCATAACTTGCCACACAGCACGAGGACCGCGCTTGCCTTTACCTGGAACCCGCTCGGCTAGACGCTGTGCCATCTCATTGGCGCGAGTGCTAGCTTCTGGAGCAAGCAGCCAATCAGCGAAGTCGATAGCAGGATCAACGAATCCGGCATCTGAATCCTGGCGAATTGTTCCTAGCAGGTCAAAGTCTGGAGGCGGCATGTTTGGATCAGGCTTGATGAGTCCGAACATCTCCGCTGTTTTGATTGCGTGGTAATAGAAGTTATAATCTATCTTGCGTGGGTCTGTCTTCTTGAGCCTCTTGACTTTGCGCAATAAACGCCCAGACAGCTTGCGAACATCGCGCCCGTGTCGTGCCGTTTCTTCGCTACGTACTCCAGACTCAAGCTCTTGCATGGCCTTTTCGTAATCATTACGAGCCAATGCCCTACGGTTCTCGTTGTAGTGCCACTGAGCCTCTTGCAGATATTTGTATACCTGGCTAGCGTCATAGACATCCATGTCAGCCACGGCACCCAGCGCTTCGTCTGATATGATGCGCCTGGACTTCATAGGTAGACCGCCGCGCAAGGACTGACTCAACGCCTTAGCCATCTCGTCAACTGCTTTGCGGAATGAAGGGCTGTCTAATATCTTCTCTGGAGATGGGTTGGCTATTTCTGCGTCAAACAAAGTTCTTTCAAGCTCTAGCTGTGTTTGTTCCGCTAGTGGGCGAGCATCAAGCAAATCTGCTATGAGGTCGTCTCCGTCCTCATAACCATGCCGTGATGCGACTGCGTCAGGAATGGCCCCAGACTCGTCAGCCTTGGCTATAAGACCCTTCTTGCGCAACTCGCGCACAGTGTCCTTTCCATAAATGGATTCAACTTGTACTTTACGCAGTCCGCCAGCATCTCGTATTTCTGACCACGCCCGATATACAGGCTGGTCAGCAAGATCACTCTTAAACTCTTTACGCTTCTTATTGGCCGCCTTAGTGCGCGCCTTGTATTCAGCGTTAAATATCTCGTCAATGGATTGCTTGTATAGCTGCCCTATTTTGCCGCGTGCTTCTTTGTCTAGTCCTGGGATCTCGTCTAGCTCTGCCTCAGCATCAGCAAGAAGCCCGTTGTAGAACATCAGGGCTTCAATCTCCGCGTCAGTGGCAAGCAAACGGTTGAACACCTGGCGAACATCGTCACTGATGTTTACCAACAAGTCACGACCAGCCTGGAATCCTTCGCCAAAGATAGATTTGTAGGTTCTGCTAATCCACTTAGCGAAACGAGCAAACGGACGCTCTAGAGCCTTGCTAGGGGCGTTGCCTTCAAATAGATACGACTCCGCGCCGCGTGCGAATAACTCATGATAAGATTCAGCTAGTCCGGTGCCAATCTCTTCATCAAGCGCAAACTCATTAGGGACACCGCCGCCAAAGCTGACAGCAGCACTTAGCTTGTCCTTGTCGCTAGCGTTCTCCAGCCAGTCTATCGTCTTTCTATATCGCTCTTTCTTGGCGTCTGTTGTGGTAGGATTGGCAAGCTGCTTCTTCATCCAAGCAATATGGTCTGGGGTGCTGTCAACCTGCCACTCGCTCAAAGTCATCCAGTCTTTTGACAGCTGTTCCGTAGCGTTACCGCTTGCAATGGCTTGGCGTATTTCCTCTTGCCATATGTGCCCAATCTCGTGCAAGATCGTTGTTGCGTTGGCGTTATCGAATAGACTTACTATGTATCGCTCATCAACAATACGCATGCTGCCTAGTGGTTGGCCGTCTGTTTCTTCTTGGGATTGGAAGAACTCTTGCTGCTCTTGTACGTCTTGGACCGTGATTGCGTCCTCGTCCCAGATTACGAAGTTGCGACCATTTGGGTCCGTGACACCGCCGCCTATTGTTCCGGCTGGATATTCTAGCCCAGGGATGCCGATGTCATTCAGCATACTGCTCGCCGCTCTGTCTGACCCCAGTGATCCCTCTAGGCTCCTGTACAGATTCATGCCTGTGTCAGCATCTAGGTCAAAGTCAAATCCATGATTGTCTTTTATTTGTTCTAGCTCAAAAAGTATATTATCATCAAGGTCCGTTCTTATTGACTCAAGTGCATCAAGGTCATTGCTAATTAGATAGCGCCAAATAACTCCTTCAGTATCATAATGAAAAGGCGCTACCTCCTCTGCTTTTTCCATTACGTCATCTATTGACATAATTCCGTTCGCTGGGTCGTTATCAGCATTTCTACGCTCTACAATTTCTTGCAGCGTGTCAGTCATTTCACTCAGCGGCTTGTCCCACTGTAACAGGTCTTCTGATTCTGGGATGTCTACGGTTTTGACTTCGCCTTCACTACTTGGACGTATAGTTCCGTTTTCAATGTCTTCAGCAATTTTACCAAGGAACGATTCGCCACCGTCCAGATATTGTTCATACTCTTTCGGGCTGTTGCGTTTCTTGTGGAGCAGCGCCCAGGCTGTGTCTGATGCATCTTTGTCAGTTGTCCCGTATTTCTCGCCAACAACACCGACAAGATCCTTTGATGCCAGTGAGTCCCGATAAAATTCAGCAATTCCCTGTTCACTAGTAAAATACAGCCCCCACCCAAAAGCCTGCGCACCTTCACCAGTGCCAATAGCGTCTAGAGAGAATTTATCAAACTTGTGAGGAGTTCCGTGATAGGCTGCTTGGAACCACTCCCGCCGACTCTCAAACGTATCTCCCATGTTCTCAGCGGTGCCAATGTTGTCAGGCGTTCCACGTGGAACTTGCTGATTGAGGGGTTCGCCTTCCTGAGTGCCGATCGCTTCATCGCCAACAGCAAACTTGCCACGCTCAAAGCTCACAGACTTAAGGAACTCAAGCGGAGTCCTAAACGCTCCAGGGTGGCGATTGTACCATGCTACCGCAGGCTTGACCAATAGTTCTACCTGATCACGCGCACGGCTCTCATACTCAGCAGACTTGCTGTCTACAGTGCGCTTGCCGTCTTTCTCGTTGATCTTAGCTCCTAGTGATTCAGCCACCTCAACGACCAGCCTGCTAACCTCTTCTCTGAATAAATCTTTCTCCCTGTCGCGTGCGTCTTGATCGTACTTAGCAACCAGCGCCTCAATCTGTTTATCGTCTTCAAGCTGAGCCTCTACGGCATTCTTAGCGCCTGGAGTGTTCCGCACCTGCTCTATGAACTGTTGCCGAACTTCGCCCTTAGTGGCTGCCATCATACGAGCTGTGTCAACAGGTATGGTCGTGTCTTCCTTGATAGCGTTGCTGATAGTGTTTTCAGTGATGCCTGCACGCTCTAGTTGCTGCTTGCCCTCTGGGGTGCTAGCAATCTGTTTAGCTGCCAATGCATCAATGTACGCAGTCTTGTTGAGACCACCGTGATTCTGCAAGAATTGCGTTGCTGCTTCAACTGATCGCTGAGCTGTCTTTGATCTGTCCAAGTCTTCAGCTACTTGCGTTAGTCCATCTTTAAAACCAAGCGCTATAAGTGACTCTTGTTGACGCTTTGCAGCTAGCTCACCAACAGCACCAAAGGCACCTCCAAGAATGCCGCCAATAACGCCAGCCTTGAGACCTCGATCAATTGCCTCTTCCCAGCTACTCCCATCAACGAGGAGTGCTTGCAACATTTCGTCAAGACCTTCCTCGAATGCCTCACTTACAAACTGTACGCCAGTGGCCTTGATAAGATTGTAACGCAGCATCTCTTTCGGGCTGTGTGCCACTGCCAAACGCTTGGCTAAGTCGTCCAATGCGTTTTCTGGTCCACCTGGGATAACACGGGTAAGCAATCCGGTAATCAAGCCGCTTGCTGTCGCCTGAGTGGCTGCTTCTGTAAAGTCAGCACCTTCCCTGCGCTCAGATGCAAACTGACTGCCGGCACCCTGCAAGCCTGCAATGATACCAAATGCACGCAGCTTGTTTGCTTCACTCAGACCACGCAGCGCCCAGCCGCCTACCAATGTAGGTGCAAGCGACACACCAGCGCCAACGACATCACCAACGCTAATGCCCATAACATCAAAGCGTGCTTTGTTCATCTGGTCTTGTATGTACTCAGCTCGTGAAAAGTCTTCCGGTTTTGCTCCGTCAAGATTCGCTGACAGCGTAACTGCAAGCGTTGACCCTATCTGAGCCTTATCTGCGGCATATTCTGCTAATCCTTCTGCGCCAATAACTTCGGCGCCAAACTGCAACAGTCCATAGAATGACTCTGATAGTGAGCCAATACCTCCGATGCCCTTGTCACCAATATCGGCAAGGGTGGCAAGCGAACGCTCCCAGAAGCCAAAAGACTCCTCTGGCCCATAGAGCTTTTCCCTATTGATGAACTGAGCCGAACGTGCCAGACTCTCTAGCCCATCAACATCATCTATAGACAATAAAGCATTGTTAGGATTCTCTGCCATCCAATCGGCAGCCTTACGCTTATTCGTCAGGTAATTCTGTTTAGACTGAAGTTTTGCCCGTTGATATTCTAGCTCGGACTGATTGCGCAAGATCTCGACCGGCTTGCCAAGCTCAGCAGACTGGTCTATCAATCGCCCCTCTTGCTCTGGGTTTAAGCTAGAAGCCGCCGCCGTCTGAGCATTGTCAATAGCGTCATGCTCTGGGCTGGTGTCGTAGTCTTCGTATAGCGAATTAAGTATGCTCTTATCTTTGGCCACGGTCTAGGGCTCCGTTCAGTATCTTGCTTCCTTGGCTTGTTATGAATGCCGTTTTATCTCGTGCTTGTGATAAGCCCTTGTAATAGACATCTAACACAGGAACCATAGGCCCTTTGTCTTTTATGAAAGGCTGACCTGTTGCTGGATTCTGATTAGGCACCAGTCCAACATTGTCAAAGTATTTGACCATCCAGTTAGGTGTTCGTTGTGCCGCCGCGCTTTCTTCAAGGTCTTTGAACATGCCGTCTGATCCAGTTTCATAAGTTCTGTTGTCCTGAGCAATCCACTGGAACTCACCCATGTCATTAAGCAGCTCGCCAGTGGCCTCCTTCTCACGCCTGCGCATTTGTCTCATTCTCGATTCGTCAGACAAGAAGCGTTGCGCTCTTACTCGCTGAGCCACCATGTAGGATCTCTGACCAATGGCTGGAAGACCCAAGACTTCCCTGTTATAATAAGCAACGGGATCACTGTTAGATGGGTCTAGCCCGTCTGCAATCATAGCCTGCTCTGCCTCTGTTCGCTGCTCATCTGTCAACTCAGTAACACGGATATGGGAAAACTCTTGAGCAAACAGCGATGGAGTCGAGGCATCTGGCAGTGAAATCAAGCCAGGGAAATTTGTCGAATCGTTTATGCCTACCAATAGCCTTCTGCCGCCAACATCTACAATGTTCGCAAATCCGGCTGTCCCTTCCTGCTTCATCTTGTACAATGATATAATGTTCTTAACACGATCCGGCTTGATCTCGGTGCCGCCTAAAATATCGCGCACAGCGCCCACCATCTGACCAGATAGCTCATCCCTAGATGTTTCGGTCTTGTCTGGGTACAGCTCAAGAATCGCGCCCTCTACGGCCTTCGTAAGATCTCGCTCATAGGACTGCTCAGCCTCAACTCCGAACATTTTTGATAGTTCTTTAAACGATTGATTGGTCAATTGGTCGCCAAATTTGGCATTCAGGTCCGAAACATTTTTGATGAAGTCAGCCCTAATGGCTCTACGTATTTCTGTTTTGAGTCTGTGTTGCTCTGCTGTGACAAGGTTCTTATCTTCTTCTTGTCCAGTGTCAGAGTCACCTGGGAACCTAGCGCGCTCCATGAATCGCTTGGCTTTTGCTATAAGCTCTGGCTTCTCTAGCTTGTATGCTTCTGTCAGTGCTTCAGATCTACTCATGCGCTGAATGTTGTTAGAATATTGCTCTAAAGCCTCGCTGTCTCTTCGATTGACAGCAGCTCTAGCGTCATTCCAACCAGCCTCAAGGAGTGATATTTTTGTGTCTTTCCTTGGGTCGCCTTCGTCAAACTCATCGTCTATTTGAGAGCGGTACTCGTCAAAGGCTGCCTGGCTAAAGTCCTCTGTAATAGATTGCTTTTGCAGAATCCCCTCAACGTCCTTGCGTGCATCACGGAGAAAGATTCTGTCATCTAAGTTTTGTTTTAGCTTAGAGTAGGTCTCCGGACGCATTAGGCCTTGTACGTTTTCGTCATCCAAATACTTGCTCGCTACCTCTAAGCGGTCTTCTTGAATCGCTAGCCCTACGGTTGCTGTAAGTGTTTTGCTAGCCTCGTTCTCTGCGCGAAGGCGTGCATTCTCTCGTGCCTCGTCACTGTCGCCAGCGTTATTCATTAAGGTGTCAGCAACATCCTGAATGCCTAGTAGCACTGCGTCTTTGTCTGCATAGTTGGCTTGTGCCAGCTTACGGCTCGCCTCGATAGTGTTAACTTCCTCAACACGCTTCGCCTTTTCCATCTCGGAGCGTGTGTGTCCCTGGATTTCTGACAAGAATGATACGCGGTGTTTGTCGCGCATCTCCCGAACACGCTCTTGCAGCGCTGCCGGAACGCTTGCTATAAGCTCGTTAGTTGTTTGGTCCCACAGGTCTATGTTGTCTTTCTGGTATTCGCCTGCCTCTGACAGCTTGCGATCTTTATATCCAGTGACGCCTTGCTCTGGATCGCCGTTAGCAAGGAACAGCCGCATGTTTTTCAGTGACGTATCAGCCTTATTGAGCGCTGCGTTCTCCTGCTCTCGCCGTTCCTCTGCCGCTATCTTGGCAAGGTCTGAGCCTAAGCTTGCTATGCCCTGCCCAATGCCTGAGCCTAATGATTGCGGAGTAACGCTGACCCGCGTTGACACATCGCCAACCGGTCTATCTGTAAGCTGTCGCTCTGAGCGTCTGACTGTAACCATGCTTATAATCGCCTCGCTGCTACTGCTGTGCTGCCTATTCCAGATAGTAATGTTCCAAGTGCCTGAGAACGACCTGTGTTTGCAGCAAGCTCTCCTTGGGTTCTGGTAGATTCTGCGCCTACTTCATAGCCCCAAGCCTCCATAGCGGCATTGTTTAAAGTCGTTTCTACTTCCAGCTTAGCAATGTAATCGGTTTCTGCCTGGATGATCGCCGCGCTTCCAGTCCCAACGTCTACACCCTGAGTAGCAAAGGCTGCCCGCTGTGTTGCTTTAATTGTTTCGGCAGCTTCGCGGATATTCTTAGCCTGTGTTTGTCCACGGTTGATCGCATCACGCGCACGAATCTCGCCCATCTCAGCATTGTGCTTAGCAAGCTCTTTATTTGTCTCGCCTGCCTGGTATGAGGCCGATGCGCTGAAGACAGACCCGAATGCAATTGACCCAAGCGCCACGCCTGCAAGTGTTCCCATTATTCGCCTCCCTCAACTTGACCCTGCAAGGTAATACCTGTTACACTCAGCGGCAACGGGTCAGACTGTCTGATAAATATCTTGCCGTTCTTTGCCCAAGTACAAGGAATAGTTAACGTTCGTTTACCAGTGTATAGGTCGGTGCCACTTACCTGGAACTCTTTCAATCCGGTGCTGTCTGGACCAGCCTGGAAGTTGCGAGATTCAGCTACCTCAAGCGTAACCTGATTGATATTGATTAGCTTGTTGCTCAGCGCCTCGCCCTCTGTGTTATCAAGCGGCAAGGTCTCAAGGTCACTATTATACGGCAAGCCTACGTGTATCACTTCGTAGAACTCATTACCTGGGATTGTGACCGATCCACTGCTAACTGTCATCTCTTCTATTGGGTTCCCGTCTCCGACAGCTCGAACGGTTTCTCCCTCAAGATGTGAGAGACCGCTAACAGTGTCCACAGCCTCACCCCAATCGAGTGTTGCCGACTGTAGCGCAGTCGGGACATCTGACTCAGGAACCACGGTCACAACGGTAGCACTGGTGTAAGCCGTGATGATGCACACAACCTCTGTGACTGTTTTCTCTTTGCGTCCTGTTTCAGCGTTGAACGCATAGCTGACAGATCGTAGATGCATCTTGTTGCCAACCTTGCCTGCGCTAAAATAGCTGCCGCTTGCTGTTAGTGTCATCTCTACAAGTGCATCCCATGTGGTGGCAGTCGTAAGCGTCATAGACGTAGCGCCTGTGTGCCTACCATCATAAGTCAGGTAGCTGTCTAGGAATATGGCGTCAATTTCAACGTCATTGATCACACGATTGTTTAGCCGCTCGATGTAGCGAACGGCAGAGCCATCAACCGTGCGTTTAACGATCATATACACATCGTCACCATCATCACCTGGCGTGCAGCAAATAGATTCAAATTCTCCGCCCTGCGAGTCGTGCCGATGGAATGCCCATATCTCTTGCTCGGGTATGTATGTTAAAGCTATGAGCATGTTCTTAGTTTTATCGTCTGAATTGCTGCGATTTCCTGACCAGTCCTTATCATCAACGATAATCCATATAGTCGAGTTAGGGCTTTGCTGATAACACCAGTCTACAATAACCTTATCACCGTCTAGCAGGTGACTTGCAAAAGTGGTTAGGTCCACACCCACATAACCGTCAGACTCAAACTCATAAGACAGGTCACGTATGGTTCTGCCGTCACGCTCAACAAACAGCGCCTTGTTGCCAACGATAATCGGACGGACTTGAGCAGCGCCTCGATAACTTACTTGCTTGATGTTTGGATTAGCGTTGGTCACTGTGCCGTTGGCGTCACCTTGCAGCAACTTAATGCCGCCTTGCGTCAAGACGATCAATCGACCAATGTCCAATATGTGCCGGACCTCGTTAGTCTGCCGCCCGATAAGCCTGTGCTCGAAAGGGTCGTCATCTTCCGCTGGAACCCGAAGCGTGAAGTCATCAGTACCGCCAATGCGTGAACCATTTAGAATCTCAACGTCTGCCGTTGTATTTCCAAAGATGATGCGTTGTTGGAATGATCCTACCGCTGCTGGCCAGTCCTCGCTATTGAGAAACTGAAGCGCATCACGCGGGGGACGCAGCTCTGTGTCTGGAGTCGTTCCTATGTCGCTGAATGTCGCCTCTGTGCTAATGCCGATTAGACCAAAGGTGCCTGAATCGTCTTGCCGATAGACATTGTATTCAACCGCTCCAGTGACAGCGTTCCAGCTTATGACATGCGGGTCGCTAGATGAAGGTGCAGCAGCGCTTGAGACAGTCAGGTTCTCAGGATATACGCGCAATGTTGCCGAGTCAGATAGGTGTGAGTAGCCACCAGTGCCAGCAACCCATGACGTAGCGTCAATGCCGTCCAGTGTGTATGATGTTGAGTCAACAACCGTGATGGCATAAGTGGTGTCATTGATCTCGGTCATGCCGGCACCGCTAATATAGACGGTATTGCCGGTGCTGTAGCCATGTGGTCCAGTGGTTGTAATCAAACAGGGATTAGTGGCCCCCTGAGACTGCAAATCCTTATAGGTTCCCTCTGCTACTAATGAGTCTAAGTCTATGTCTTCAAGCGTAAAATCGTTAGTATCAACGGCCTTGATCGTGAATGAGTGCTTGTTGAGCATGGTCAAGTGTGTTGACCCCTCAATCTGCACCTTGTCGGCAGCTGCTAATCCGTGCGCCGTTGATTGAACAGTAAAATCGTAGACCTCGTAGTCGCCCCCAAGTGGACCCATGCCGGCGCTGGTCTTGGTTGCTGACGTTCCTGGCAGAGACTCGTTGCCATTCTTGTCCACCGCCGTCACTGCATAGACATATGTGTTACTGCCTGCTGTGATGCTGCTAGACGACATGCTCTTAGGCGCGTCAATAGTTGGCACGCCTGACTTCAGCGTGACAGTCCAGTCCGTATCAGAGACTCGCTCAATCTCGTAAGGAGGGTAGCCGTTACCTGCATCAACAACAGTGATGATGTTGCCGCTTTGCTGAAACTGTAAGTCTGGTGCATCTCCAAGGCTCCAAGGAGCATCTACAGTGTCTTTGAGCGTTGATCCATCGTGGACCTTGATCTGTTGATGGTCGATCTCTATCTGATACTTAATGTCATTGTTAAGGATAAACGGGATGAGTCTTACTTTTGAGTTACTGCTATCGTCAACCTCTCGGATATACTCTGTTCCTGCTCGGTTCCTAGCTATGCCGTGTCGATCGATTAAGAAGTTCCTACAAAGAGCCAAGCCATTCTTACGCTTAGTCAGCTTTGTGTTTGCTTGGAGTGCCGGAGCTATTTCGCCACCGCTAAAGTTATCTTGCTTTACGCTTGGCATTATCGTCTAGCCCTCGCAGCAGCAGACTCAGGGCGTGGACCTATGCCCATTTCATTTTGAGTAGACATTGCGGCGCGACCAGCGTACAGCTCGTACTTTTGCAGCATCTGAGATGCAACTGCTCCATTCTTTGCAAGTGCGCCGGCGCTGAAGGATGCCAATAGATACGATAACGCCAAAGCCCACGCGCTAGGCATGTCCTCTAATCGCCATCCATCCGTGTCGTTTTGCCTTCGGATGTAGTGCAGAACCGCCGTTGGACCCTCGTCCGTATAGATCAATCGTCCACTGTTGTCAGATCCCGGTCGATAGGGGATCTCGCCACGGTCAGAGACACCAGCCGCACCAGTATCAACAATACCGATCGATACCTGGCAATCGCTCGGATAGCGGTATGAGTAATCCCAAAGCGCATTTGGATTCTCAGCGACAACAGAAAGATTGACAAAGTTTTCAGCCCATCCTGGCTTTTTGTCTTCCAGCATATAGCCAAGAGCCTCGTCCCAATAGACTAGGATAGAGTCTGCTTCTGAGCCTGTGCTCGTATCTATATCAGTAATATCTATGTTGACGCTGATATGACCAAGCGCCATTATCGCAATATTTGTTTTGCTAGCCATGTTTTCCCCTGACTAAAAAAGGGCGAGGCATAACACCCCGCCCCCTTTGTTGCTTACGGTCTAAGAAAAGCTATAGCACCTTGCCGGTAGGCTTGCCGCCAATCTTTTCTTTTGGTGCCTCTGGCACTGCTCGAGCGTCACCGGCTTTTTTGTGCTCGGCTAACTTGCGTGCTTCAATGCTTTTCAGCTCCTCGCCTTCAGGGACATGTGCCCAGCGAGGGATCCGAGGCTGACCAGCGTTATCTAGTTGGCAATTCATCTCAAACAGTTCGCCCTTTTCAATCCATACAGATTGAGTCTCAACACGTTTGCGGTACTTAGATTGTACCTCCACGCGAATCTGACCAGGACGGTCTGCAACGAGACGCATCACCTTAGATCCAGCTTTACTTTGTTCTTTGTTGCTCATGTCCTACCCTCCTTAAGCGATGCCGTCAGGAGATGGAGCCCATGACTGTGGTTTACGTGTCAAGTAGGCTGTGAATGCACCAGCAGTCAACGGACCGGAAGCAACCGTGTAGCGTACGCCAAGGTAGCGCTCGTAGGTATGCTCGATTGGTAAACTGATAGCAACAACGCGATAGCCAGCGGTCAAGGTGGCCTTGCCGATTGCTGAGCTAGTCCAGTGTGTAGTCGCTGATGTGGCCAAGTCAGCAGTTGAGTCAGACTCAAGTGTAAAGGTCACAGTTGCAGATCCTGAAGCGGTTGCAGCGGTATTCGTATAGATGACTAGGTAAAGTTCTTCACCTGCGCCAAGGTTCTTTAGCGTATCGTCTGCACCCAAGTCAATGACATCACTGATAGCAGTAGATGTCACAGCTTGAGAGTCGCTAAAGGTTTCGTGAGCGTCTGAAGTAATCATTTGTCACGTCCTTTCTAGCTGATGTCAGCTTCGGTGTTGGTTAATGCGTCGATGCGTTTAACAGGCACACCGTCAATAGTCATAACATGGCGACCGAATACTTCGTCAGTGCCAAACTGAACATTGGTGGTGTTGTTACGCTGACGGCGCAAGAACGAGCTAATTTTACGGTTCATATAGAAACGTGGAGAGATGCCAGCCATAGAAGGCATCAATTCTAATGCTTGAGCAATCAAGTCGGTTAAGTCGGCAGAGTTGCTAGACTTGTCGGCTGTCAGCTCACTGGTGTCAATGTTACAGATACGAACGACATAGCGCCAATCCTTAACAGTTAAACCCATGCGCCAGCGGTAGAATGTGCGGTATGCTTCAAACTGATTGCCGGATGCATCCTTAACGGTGTCTAAGCCTTTGAAGTCCATTTCTAGACCGGCCATAGAACCTTGTGGATAGGTGCCAAACACAGTATTAGGAGACCAGCCGACAAGCCAGATGCTTGCGCTATCTGAACCAGAGCCGCCGTTGTTACCGTCAATAACATTGTCGCTATTGTCGGAGCCGCTTAAAGAGTTGAAGCGCGGGTCTAAGCCGTGGAACTCTTTGTGGTTAGTGTCGTTGTTACCGTAGAAAACCTTGCTAGCCATAGTCTCAGCGAGACCTTGTTGGAAAGCTACGTTTTCAGAAGCAAGTACGGCCTGGGTGTTGTCGCCTGTATCTGCAACGGTCTGATCAATTTCAGAATAAGTTGCAAGTTCAGCGATTACATCATCCACCTGGATGGTGCTTGATTTTTCGTTAGCAACGCCTTCGTTGGCTGCGCGGAACGTACCGCTTGGCAGGCCATTACGAATGGTTGAACGATGGTATGTGTGGCCGTTTGCTTCCACGAGTGGAATGTCTTCAAACAGCTCATTGGTCTGAGCGATGACCTCAGCTATATCTGCTACTTTGCCGTCTGGATCGAGGCGCTTAGCGACATTGCCGATAGTCAAGTCAGTTGCATTGAGAGTACTCATGCTCTACTTCCTTTGATTTTATCTAGGGGGAATAATCGGTTTAGTCGGGCTTGTTCGGTATCCGCACCGGCATTGGTTAGCTCGCCCTCGTGCAACGTGTCGGGTTTTAAACTGTCTGCCAATTTTACTAAGCCACGAATGAAGCCGGGGTGAGCCCCAATGCCATCCGCCTGTATTTGCTTGTAGAAGTCTTCGCCCCAATACTTGAGGACTACTTCTGATACCTTGCGGTCTGTTTCCTGTAAGCGCTCGCCGCCGATCACGGGATCATTGGAGATTTCTTGCTTCCAGTCTTCAACCTGCTGCTGATACGCCTCGCTCTGCTGGCTTTGGATTTCCTCCACCTGCGTTGACTTAGTGTTAGCAATTAGGTCAAGTGTTGCCTGAGCTTGTTCTTTAGAGAGCCCGTGTTGCTGCGCGAACTCACTGACAGAACCAATGTCATTCTCATTAACCATTGAGCCCTCTGCTGCTTTTAGTTCGAGTTCTTCAGACTCCGCGGATTCTTGCCCAGAATCCTCCGCATTGTCTAAGTCACCAGTACCAAGTAGCGTCTTGCCCTTTTCTTGCTCGCCCCCGTTGTCGGCTTGCGATGCTGTGTCATTTGTGTTTTCTTGCTTCACAACCTCAGCCGTAGCCGCTGCTGTGTTGCTGGTTTCTGCACCTGCATCAGTGATGGTATTTTGTTCTGATACTTGTTCATCTGCCATGATATTCCTAACGTAGTTAGTTGGTTAACGTTTGCAAACTTATAATGGGCCTACACTGACCCACTGTCTTCGCTTGCGTCTGGTTGTTTGTAGATCATAAGCTGACAATATAACTCCGTGTCAGCCTGGGACATGCGTGCGGTTATGTAGTTGCCTACGTCCATAAGGCCGCATCTGCGAGCCATTATGCCGGCATGTTTATCAAATGGCGTTGCTCGGTAGTTCGTATAACTGAGAATGTCGCGGATAACCCTGACAGCGCTTTCGTTGTTCATTACATTGCGGTAGTCATCGAGTAACTGTGCTTCTTTCGCTACACGCTTATGGTTCTCGTCTTGCTGAACCTGTGCTAATTCGTCTGGACTCAAACTCATTAGACAGCACCTCCGGTAATGGCTTGGGTCAATGCGTTATTGCCTTCCATGCTAGTGTCGCTGAGCGTCTTAGCCGCCTGAGCTGTCTGCATAGCGACTTCCATTTGTTGTTGCTGCTGGATCTGCTTCTGTCGTTCGGCTCTGATCTGAGCGACTTCCTGAGGGCTGTTCTGCACCTCTGCGTCAATGCCAATGAGTGTGCCATAGCGCTCTGCTGCTTTGTCTTCGTTCAAGTTGTCAAAGACAGATGGGTCTCCCGTAACGCTAGCGATGTTAGCCAAGCTGCCGATATATCGATCAAGCAGCGTGATGCCGCCAGCTTTCTGAGCCTGAGCAAGTACAGATGTATGCTCTAGCTTTAGCTTTTGATCTATCAGCTCTTCCGGTGGATCATCGATGAGCCCACGTCTCCAACAGGTGTCATAGAGAATATCGATTAAAGGATCAAGAAACTCGTCTTCGTTGGTTTCAACAACAGGGCCAAGTACAACCATGCGCTCCTGCAGTCGGGCTTGCACCTCTGTTGCCGTCATCGTTGAATCATCTATACCGCTTATCATCAAAAATAGATCTTCAAAATACACGCGGCGAGCCCTGTCTTCAATCTCTCGCACTTCCTGAGCTGTTCCGGCTTCGTCCAGGCTTGGTTGGAATGCTGGCTCCCAGGTGTCGTTCTGGTCTGTGTATGTAATCGATGCAGGAAGAGATGACTTCGGACGCGCTGCCATGTTTGTGCTGGCACGCATAGGAGGCTGAATAGACAGCTCATGAGCCATGCTGCGCTGCTTCTCTAGCAACGTCAGCGCCTTCTGACCGCCCACGGCAATGATGCCAGGGCCAACGCCCCATGGATCTTGATTATTTTTCTCCCAGCGAGGAGCCATGACGGGGAATAAGTGGAATCCCTTCAGGCTCAGCAATCCCTGCTCCTTGCCTTTCTCGCAGTAGGTCGAGCGGTAACGCATGTTGACAGGATTCTCTGAGCCGACTTTGTAATCCTCGTTCGGCTCAACAGTCCACAGTACAGGAACGTTTTCTTCCTTGTGTCCTTTGTTCCACTTGTTCTTGACTGATTCGCTGACTCGGTTTAGCCCGAAGCGAGCGACTAACTGACGTACAGTCATGTCCATCTCAAGAACAAATACCTCAACTAGGCCACGCTTACCTTCTGAGATGTAGTAGCTGCCCATGGTCTGTGTGCTGAATCGAATGATGTCATCATCATCGTCCATAGCGACCATTGCCGCAGTGCCGAAGTCAATCTCCTGACGGTACAGTCGTGCTGCCTCTTTGTAGAAATTTGAGCGGATAAGGACGCCGCGCATCGTCTCAGTAGTTTTTTGCAGCCAATGCTTGATATGTTTTTGCTCTGCTAAGTCTTCGTCAGTAGTTGTGAGAGAGAACCAAGGGCGTGCTTTGTTGGTCATGCCGCCTTGCATGCCTGCCGCGCTACGGCTAGAAGCTAGCTGCACGCTCTCGTTCATGATCTTAGCCTGGCTGTTATAGCCCTTGTTGGGAGTCTTGTCTTTGCGCTTGTAGCCGTGGGGATTTATGTGATCCGCTACATCTTCCCAATCTGGCTCCCATTGTGAGCGGTTGTACTTGAGTCGCGTATATAAGGCGTTGATTCGCTTAAGCTCATCCTTGATCTGTGCCGCGCTAAGCGTTGACAGATAGTCAAAAGGATCGTTGTCTAGGTTTATCTCTACGCCAGATCCGAGTAGTGAGTTAATCATTCTACATTCCTATCAGGCGATTGCCGCTATTGCTGTTTCCAGTTGTTCCCGATATGAGACCGCCTGACTCTGAGCCAGTACCTCCCAATGCACGATCATTACGCCGAGATAACGCCCTACGCCGACCCTGCTCCTGCAGTCGCCTACGTGTCTCTTCGTCAATTTGCTGTGATTGTAGATCTTCTTCGGACGGTACGCCAAGCTCCTCTGCTCGCCGCTTAGCCTCGTCAGTGTCCGGCAATTTAGGCTGTTTGATGCCCAGCAATGCGCCAACTGGTTTAAATACTGCTTTTACTACATCGCCCATATCGGCCCCCGTATGTATACACGTGTTTACAATCGTATAAGTTAACGGGTGATGTCAAAAGATAATGGGCTTCAAGTGAGCTTGTGCAACATATGGTAGCCCAGGTGGGACTCGAACCCACAAACCACAGATTTTAAGTCTGTTGCATATGCCAATTCTGCTACAAGGCCACAAACGGAAAAACCCTACACTATTAAGCGCAGGGTTCGGATGTTTCTATACTGTGTATATCTATTACATCACGACTCCTGCACCTGTCTGGTGAGCAGCTTAGTACGCAATAAATATACAGCTTTGTTGTTCATGGCTGCAATTTAGCACTAATTTAGTGTCTTGCAATACACAACCGCATGCTTGCTATAGCCCTGCCTCTCAAGAACAGGTCCAAAGTCTCGACCTGACACCATCACTTGATGATGCACTTCATTGACGCCGATGCTCTGCAAGTAGTCGTCCATGACTCGCATCAAGCGCCTGCCTGCATTCGGTCTGTGCTCAGGCTTGACGTATATGCAATCAATAGCTGCTATCAGCGTTCCTGGATTGTGATGACTCTCATCAAGTATCGCTAGCTCATAGCCAACTATCTCGCCACCGTAGCGAACTGTGATGCAAGCAAGGATCTTAGCGTCCATAAGTGCTTGGTAGTATTTGCGGCATGGATTGAACTGCCCTACGTGACCAGTTGGCACCGCCGCTCTGTGCTCCTCGATCAGCTCACGATTGTCTATGATGTTGTCAGGGTGCTCGCATTGGTATGTGTATTCCATTACTCACCTATAAAAAAAAGACCGGCGCGAGAGGTCGTTGCGCACGGTCTTTAACACAAAGCAGGAGCCAACCCACATTTGTGCGTTTAATGTGTCAATGCGCGACCTGGAGTCAATCACTTGTAAGGGTCCCACTCGGATGAAACAAAATTGTTCTTGTGTTGGTCATATGGATCCCACTGCTCAGAACCTCCGCTTGTCTCTGTGCGATACTTGTCGCGCCATCCGTCCTTAGGAGTTTCCACCGCAGCATAGAGAGCAGCCTCAGCGGTGTCAGGCGAATGTCCAAGGCGCTTCTTGATGTCGTCCTTGGTTTCAATGGCGTATCCCCTGGACGTCATCTTAAAGCGAAACATTGTTAGCTCAGACCTTAGCTTTTGGTCTGGTGGCAGATACCACGGATCTGGGTTTTGTGGATCAAGACCTTCTCTAAACCGCCATACAAGCTCTGTCTTCAGGTTTGCAAATCCTACTCCTGCGACCTTATCAACCCCTTTTGTTGTCTTCCTGGCATCAATTGGATTGATCTGCGCCTTGTTCTCTTTCAGGAAGTCAACAGGGCTACACCCAACGCCAATGGCATCTATGTTAATAGGCGCCATATCTCTACGTCTCTTGATGATTGACGCGGCACAACTGGGGCCATCTGGTGTTTGAGAGCCAGGTATTCTATCAGGCCAGTCAAACCAGTTGCCCTCATGTCTGCACATTAAAACAGTGTCGTCAGCTCCGCCCCTAGCTATGTCAGCACCGATAGCCATCATCTCGCCCTTTTTCTCGCGCTCTTTCCATCGGTCCATAGCCGCAACGATCCAAGCGGTTGGGATCACTTGGTACTCGTGATCCTCCGTGCCAGCAGTGAAATCGCCATTAAGCATCTGGCTACGCAGTGGTTCAGGAAGCGCTTGCAGCTTTGACTTGTAGCCTGTTTCAACTAGATACGGATTGTCCTCGACTTTCGCAGGAATAAACGTGCGACTCATAGGGGTGACTTCTTCGCCATCTACCAGAATCGGGTCAGGCCCATCGCATAATTGATCTTTGCCTTCTATGGTTGTGTACCACAGCAGCTCACCTGGCTCGACTTTGCCGAACATCGGGTTAAGCGGGTCTAGCCAAGCGCCCCAGAACTCCTTGACCCATGCGCCCTCGTCTGATGTGGGAGGATTGCCAGTGCAGACAACCCGCTGCTTGACCGATGGGTCAACAGACCTGAGCCAGCCTAGAAGGAATCGAAACTGCGATTCAAGGAAGTTTGTTATCTCATCAAATGCTTTTAGGTCGTGTGGTCTCCCCTGATACTTTCGCTCATCGCCTGCGTGAGGACAACTGCCAAACTCTATCTGTCTTTCAGGGAACCTCCAAATCTTAGACTGTCCATTGAAGCCTTTTCTATCGCCTACCAACTCTGTAATTCTGTCAAAGATGCCCTCTAGCTCAGTTCCCTCACGCCTGTAGACGATAGACCTCCTGTGCTTTTCTAGGGCAAGTCCTATCACTAGGTCTGATTTACCACCACCAGCAGCCCCGCCGTAAAAGGTTATATCTGCCTCACTGTTCCACGCCTGAAGCTGTGGGCCAGGGAGAGGGCTCCAAAGTCGTCCATCACTTGTTATAAGCTCGTCTATCTCTGCCTTTTCTTCGTCCGTCAGCAGATTCAAGACTTCTTTAATTTGTGCTAGGTTGAGATCCACGATCTAACGCCTGACTGAGTATACTTGCAAGCTTGGCCGCTCGCTGGGTTTCTGTTATTTCAATAGCGCCGCCATCTTTGCCGGTTATCTCAACTGTCTTATCAAACGCCCGAACGTTTGTGTGTTCGCCAAGCATCTTCAAATACTTAGATTTATCGACTGAGGCGAGGCTGATAATCTCGCCCATTACGTCCTCGTCATCCCCATATCCGGCTGTAATCTTCTTTATAGTCAGTCCACCCAGCATACGTCTCCATGCCCGTGGTATCTCAGATAGCTTGCGCAGCTCGCCCTTGTCTGTGAACAAGTCAGCTAGATCTGCCTCCCAGCAATTAACCAGCTCTTGTAGTACGTAATTGGCATCAATCTCGACTTTTTCCATTCTTTTACGCAATAAAGTATCAATATAGGCCCTTACATCTGGTTTCCTTAAGTTCTCGCTAGCAATTGCATTAGCACTAGACTCGCTGTAACCCGCTGCTATCGCTGACCTTGTGCCATTGAAGTCTTTAATGTATTCTTTGCAAAACAGATCCTGTTTGGCTGTTAAGCCATTTTTATCTTTTGGCACAGGCATACTGGCTCCTTTTTAGCTAACGGATGTTATCATATGGGGAGAGGTTTTTCAACGAGTTGTCTGGGTGATCCTCCTGCTCATTTCCTCGGCCTCGATCACTGTTATCCATTTACTTTCATATTCTGTATTGCCGCATGGTTTTCTAGCTTTCATTCCCAAACAGTGCCTGCTTTCTGGGTTCCAGCCTATCCACAGCCCAAGCTCCTTGTTGTAAACGAATCCACCCTTCTTTAGGGCTTTTTTGTGCTGTCGCTTATTCATAACATGTCCTCTCGACAATATTTCTTTTCCATCCTGCCAAGCTCCTCGGCAACCAGCTTAAGCCTATCCATGTCAGGATAGTAGTGGTAGCCATAGTTCCCTGTGTCCTCGCTGCCAAAGTATAAATGCCTTATGCCATCATAGTACGCAACACCATGGCAGAATGTCTCTACTGTGCATAGGATTGGGTACCAATTGTCTATCTCGGAATCCGGCAATCCGTTCTCTTGCTCAGTAATGGCTCGCCCTGTCCACTCAAGCACATGGAAGACAAAGCCTGGATTCTCTTCTGGATCGTCATCAACCTTGTAATAGATTCTTATATTTTCGTCAACGCTAATGTATGGAAAGTCGTACACTCTGGTGTAGTCTGCTGATCCAGGTCGGAGCTTGACGCTTAATAGATACTTTCCGTTCTCGGTCATAACACATCCCCCAATCGCTCAAATACTCCAAAATACTCGCTGATTACACCATCCTCAGTGTGCCAATTAAACGCAAGGCCGTTCACATCAAAGGCTTGCAGTATGCCACGAAACTCTTCGCGCTCCTGTTTCCACCTATCAGACTCCGGTAGCTTTCCGTCTAGCTTGCTCACGCCTGCGCCCTCGACCATATCGAATCCGTACAGGTTTATGCAATCAGCATAGCTAAATTGTTGGAGCACTTCAAACAGTGTAGCTGTTCCAGTGTATCCGTATCCATGCTGTGACAGATCTGTGCTGTAGCGTAAGTGTGGTGTTACTGCGCTAGCGAATTGTGCTTGTTCTTTGTTGGTCCACAGCTCAAAGGGTAGTCCAGGGAACAGATCAGCGTATTGCCGGATCATTACCTTGTCCATTGCTGACAGGATTATTCTTTTGCAGGACCCGTAGACGTCTAAATTGAGTTCTTGCAGGGCAAATGTCATGCTTTCTATAATAGCTGCGTGATTGATCAGTGTCAGATATGTGTCATCTCCATCCAACTCGCACCCGCTGAATGTCTTAATAAACAGCTCAGGCAGTGTTACCTCCGCCGATTTCCCTGCGCTTACTACGTTAATGATCATTAGTTGGCTCCGCGAACTTATCTTCTGGCCATTCGCCATACGAACCAGACCACAGCTCTTTGCAATCAACCTTTTCTGCGTAACCGTTCTTTACTAGCCATTCAGCCACTAGATCCTTATCGTAAACAATGCATGTTGTATCTTTGCTGTACTCTCTTCTTATGTCATTGTCCTGCCACTTTTCGTCCACCCCTCTAGCAGGGATCTTATCTATCTCCTCCTTGACTTCGCTCATAGTAAAGTTTTTGAGAGCTCTATAAGTTCCTATTATTCGGAAGTGTGAATACTCGCCATGAGTCAGATTAAACAAATCGCCTTTTTTCATTAGTTGGCTCCTACCATAATATCCTGCATATGTGTGATTTGTACGGGTTCCAAGTCTGCAGTATAACCGTGGCCCCCGCTGAGATTTGCCAAGCCGGACGCAGATACACGCCCTTTGACTCTTGGCCATCTAGTATAGTTCTGTATGGGATCTCTGCAAAGTCGAATGGCTCAACAAAGATCCACTGTCCTGTTTCTGTGCATTCAGCTATGCGATAGTGTTCAATGCTCCGATCCATCAGTCTTTTAAAATGCTCATAGGGTGTCATCTGGTTGTTCCTCAGTTAGTCCATAGTACCACTTGATAGCATCGCGTAGTCCTGTGTATCCGACAACTTTATATGCTGCATAGCCCTGAGCACGTACATTTACTATCCAAGACTTCTGTGCCTTGCTTAGTCGCCCTGTCTTTGTTTTTAGCTCAAGGTAGAGACCGTGATAGCCGTGCCTGGACACTGGGAGGAAGATGTCAGACACACCAGGTATCAGTCCCTCTCGTGCTGATCGTATGCGCTCTGCCTCTGTGCGCTGGCTGTTCGGAATGCAATGCAGGAGATCTAGCCCTGGGAACGTCTCAGGAGCATGCTTGGCCTGCATCCGTGCCCACTTTATGAACTCGGACTGATGGCTTGACTCCGTTTGTCTCTTGCGTTTAGCCATGCGTTGAAACCTTCGCTGATTGAAACTCTTCTTGTGATTTTCGATAAGCTGCCAGAGCCTTTCTGATTGTGTGAGTCGATACACCGTGCTTTTTAGCTAACTGGGTTCTGTTCATCCGGTATTCAGTAGCCGCTATCTCTTCGCCCATTGTTATGAGTTCATCTTGAGTTGGATACTTACGCATGCCTTGTCTTCTGCGCTTTCGCTCTGCGTAGATGCGTGCCATGGTTCGTTTGTGTTCGTCTAGGGGGTTAGTCATTGTTTGCTCCTTCCTCTATTTGGTCTGCTAAGTTTTCTAGCGTGGATGCGTCAACAATACCGCCTACATTATAGAATCCGTCTCCTATCTGTATCTCAATTTCGATCTGCATATGGCGGTCTAATCCTGCTTCAAACTCGACATTGTGTTCTTTAAATATCGCGGCTATGGCTCGTAGCGCTTCTGGTTTAGTTGTCATCGCTCGCCCTCGGTTTCTGTTTCGTAATGTTCATCACATTTAAAGCATAGTTGGTGATAGCGTCCGTCTATTTTTCGCGTCTTCATATGTTCGTGGCAAAAGTATTTTTCACACCCTGGGTCTTCGCCATGCATGTCACCGCACGCATAAGACAAACCTCTGTCTATTTCTTTGCTGCACCCTTCGTGGTCACATGTCGCATCATGCATGTAGCCTATTGGCCTGCCCTGGCTGTCTGTTCCGCAATTACCCCAGCCCATTACTCGCCCACCTTTTTGCTGGGTAGTGGATCTATTGGCTTCCATGCGTAGGGTTCGCAGTTATACATGCTTGGCGTTGCTATTTCTGGTGGGTCAAACATAAATGACATGACATAGAATGTGTCACCGTCGAAATAGGCTGCGTTTTCTATTAATTCACCGTCCAAAGATCTTGTTATCAATTGGCAATCACATGGGTTTTTTGGCACTCGTTCGAGTACAGAAATATAGCCGTTGTTTATTTCCTGTTTACTCATCGCTTGCTCCTTTTGGATATGTATGCATACATTCGGTCGTTAATAGATAGCGACCATCGTCTAATTTTATTATAGAAATTCCTGGCTCTTCTATGTCTTCACGGACAAAAACACCTCCGATGGTGTGCGTTGTGTCGTACTTGAAACAAACAGTTGTGCGTTTGCCTACCCAGTCCCCCTGTTTCGGGAAGGATTCGTAGTCAATTGTTTCCTTAATTCCCATCGCTTGCTCCTTTTGGTTTACCGTTCGTGCTGATTAGTATTGGTAACTCTCTCATTATAATCCCATCTCGTTGTTGGTAACCCTGGTTACCTCGATCTTCTTTTCTCATTGTTCTTGTTTGTTTTATCAAGCTCACCCTCCAGCCGATCGACTTCTTTTGACAATTGCACAATCCTGGCGCGCATATTTCTATACTCCTCCACATGCTCACTATTCCAATCTTCAACGCAGCCTGGGCAAACACACGACCCGTCTAAAGTGCTCTCTGAACAGTCTTCGCATAATTCCTCTCCGCATTGGTGGCAAGAAAATACATCATATTGACTGTAACACTGTTGGCATGGGTTACTCATGTTGATCTACTCCTCTGTTTGTTTGGTGTTTGTGTTTAAAAACATATCCGGGTCGCTAGGTTGGTATCTTGGATCTCTTTCTGGCAGGGTGTCTAATGCTTTATGAAATACCCTTTCTAAATCCCCCTCTTCTGGTCTATGTGCCCTGGGGTTGTCTACATGCATTTGTTTTACCCCTTCTTCAAACGCTTGTTTATCGTCTAACTCTTCCTGCATTGGTGGTTTTGGTATTTCACATTTCATATACATGCACATCTCTCCGCCTCCATGAGACTCATCGAACCAGCAGTGTTCCAGTTCATCGCCGTCCTTATGGTGGTAGGAGCCTAAAACAACATAACTTGGCGACTTCCAATCTCCGTGATCTACTGATTTGTAATATAGCCAGCAGTCGAAAGACGTGTTTTTAGGGGCTTCTTCTATAGGCTGCCATTTGAATTTATCCCGCTCGGCACGAAGTTGGACCAGTTCGTCCATCATCCTCTGAGGATTTTTGCCAGTGATTTCTTCAACCTTATCGCATGCGTCTAGGTATTCGACTATATCGTTATAGCCTTGTGCCTCGCACATTTCTCTTACTGATCCGTATTTTCTGCCGCTAGAATAATCCGTGTATCCCCATGTTGACCGTTGCTTTTTAATGTCGTCCATGTGCATATTAAAGCCTCCTCAGCTCATTGTGTTCATTGATTATTTTCATTGCTTCTCTCACATCGGATGTGTTACCTAGATAGTGGTGCATGTTGTTTCCCCAATGTGTGCCTATGTTCCTGCAATCCTCGGTAAGACACTCCCATCCGTCAGGTCCACGGTTTTGTTTAATAAGCCACATGGGCAGTCCGTCTTCGTATGCCCATATGTCGAATTGTTTTTTCTCTTGATTATTCATGGCTCTTTCCTTTGGTTTATTGGTAGGTGCTTATTCGCCTCGTATTGGCTCCTAGTCATGCCGAGAAGCCTAGCCGCTCTTCCCTCTGTTCTATCCATATACCAAAGGTAAATCTCCCTGACGGTAACTTTAACCATTACCCAGCTCAGGATAACAAATAGAGCGACATGAAGAAGTATGCCGCATTGGTAGAAATAATTATCTAAGCTCATTATCTGTTCCGTTCTATGATTATAGACTTTGACTTTGCGCTTACCCGACCACTGCTATAAACGTTGTAAAACTCAACTGCATCGCCATGTCGTGTATAGTCGTTAGTGAAGAATCTCCTGCCATCTATTGTTATAATGTACTTAGGTGGCTGGAATGCTCCCATAAATGCTAGTGTGACGATGAAGATAATTCCTACTAGCACGGTGAGTGGAATAATAGCTTCCTTGAGGTCGTTTTCGTATTCTCTCATTAGTTTCCTTTGTCTGTTTTGTTATTCGCTAGTGCCAGCATGGGGCCTCCATAGCCCCAAATGCTGAGCACGACTAAGTGATTTAAAGTTTTTGACATTTTCGCGCTCTCCCTCTCTATCTCTCTCTTTTTTATCTATCTCTCTCTCTATCTTAATGCAGTGCGAAATTCTACGGTCGCTATGCGGTCGCATTACTTTTGCTCTGCGGGTTTATGCCATCGCTTACGTGCGTTTTCTGCATTCTGATAAGCCCTCTCTTGCATCTCTAAGTACAGATCATCTAAGAACTTAACACAAATATGGTCATCTATAATTTTGATCACCCCCGCGCATTGCAGCTCGCTTAGCAGCTCGCTTAGCAATTCTTGCTTTTCGCTATGCGAACCCGATGCGACCGCAATGCGCTTGCATACCTTGTCCGTGGGAAGAACCTTGTCGCTCTTCCAGTAGAGCGCACAAATGATTTGAAAAACGCCTTGGGCTTGCAGTGAGCAGAACATAATCTCACCGCTTAGGTACGCATCTACATCAAATTTATAATACGGTTTTTTCATTATGAGTTTCCACAAAAAAACACACTGAGAGAACCGCGCAAACTAAAAGCTTGGCAACTTCGGTAGGATAAATACCGAGTCTGCACGATTCTCTGAGTGTGATTTGTTGTAGGCTCATTCTTATCCTTTTGCGGGTTGCCATCCGCTGCTTGGATCATCTTATACACACCCCCACCCCCAAAGTCAACACTTCAACAACTGACAATTTTTGTCACTCAGCACATAAAAACTTATCGCTTGACTCTCGTTTATACAGCATATCGTGCACATATCAAAGGAGCCAACAATGACACAAACAATCATGTCAATCATCGAAGTCCTAACGCTAGCCATTGCGATAACTTTCTTTTTCCTGGGAACTACCGCAATGCTCGCTTGTCTTTTCAAAGACGCACGCAGCCACGCGGTTGGAGCAATCCACATTGACGGCATGAGTCAAGAAGAGGTTGACGAGCTGTTAGAAGAGATGGGAGTGTAGTATGAAATCTCTATACGACTACTTGAGAGATGAAGACCGCGCAGAGTTTCTGCAAGAACAGGCTAAAAAGTTAGTTGCTGATCAGATTGATGACGGCGATTTGCTTATCTGTGTCAAGTTCAACGACAAGCTTGAACAGATTGGTTATTACGCGATGCAGGATACACCATTTATCATAAACACACATGATGAAGAAATTAAGACGGTTGAAGATGTCATTGAGAGAGTCGTGGAAATTTACGTCCAGGTTATGAGTGATGGGAAGATGCCAGTAGATAAGTGTCGTCATCAAAACCAAAAATCAAAAACCAAAGAGCAGAAGGACCTCCCGGGACAAACTTACTTGCTAGATCAGCTCAAAGAACCCGATGCCTAACTGCACATACAAATTCTGCTCAAACGAACTCCATCATGCAACCAAGGGTCAAGGCTTCTGTTCCAAAGGATGCCGGCTAGAAGTGCTCCGATTGGAATGGGCAAACGCAACCGGCGACACCAAGAAACGAATCGAACACATGGCCGAGCGGATTCGGTCGAATAACTAACAACCAGGGGAAACAAAATGAACGAATTGAAAACAGATATGGACAACCTGAGGCACATGCTAGGGGCTGACGAACGTTACAGAAAGTCACAATGGGGATTTAGAAATCACTTCTGTGCTGGCAAATCTGACATTGCTAGCATGGAGCGACTGGTTGCAGCAGGTTATGTCGTCAATTGTGGTGATAAATTCGGGAACACTTATTACAGGGCAACAACAGCAGGGTGTAAGGTGCTTGGATTCGGAAACGCAGCCATCAAGCGAGCAGAGTGCGGAGACAGTAAATGAAACCAACAATCCTAACAATAATCGCAATAGCCAGCATATACGCGATGGGATACATCAACAAGTTCCATGTGCACGACTGGTGGAATGGGCCAACAATGGCAGTGATAGCATTTCTAAACGCATTTATCATTTCGACTGTTTTAAGCGAGATTATACACAAGAAATCCAAGGAGTCCGAATCATGAACTTGAAAGCAAGCATGAAGCCAGTATATGAAAGCCTACTCAAGATTATAAACGATAATCAAGATGGTCTTAAGTATGACTACAATGTTAATATAAAGAGTCAACTAGAAAATAGAATCAAGCAATGTGAAATAGCTGAGGATTTCAAAATTGATCTTCCATTCTCACATTCAACTAACTGGATAGAGATTTCTAGTGAAAGAGTAATTGGATACATAGACGGTGAGACTAGTACTATAGGCTGTTCTGATAATGGAGAACAACCAAGTGGCGAGCATCTGTACATCATTCGTTTCCCCTGCGGAGCATATACGCTGAACGATCGGTCAGGGGAAATAGACAAGTACCCATGTGAGACATTTAACAAGATGTTTAATGAGCTTAAATCGTTTGGTCCGAAATACTGTGACACTCCTAATAACAGCCTATATTTTACCAGTGAGAATGCACACTTGGTCCACAATGCGTATATTGGAATATTTAAGAAGTACAAGGGTATGGTTGACGATGAACTGAAAAAGCAGCATTTGGAAAAACTTAAGAAGGAGGTTGAAAAACTGGAGTCCGAATCATGCGAACCTGGAGCCGACAATGACTAACACATTCGACCCAACCAGAAAGAATATCGAAGATCTTGTTCAGCGTGCAGGGGATCCGTTAAGTTTTTCAACAGATTGTCACTCAAATACGTCAGTTTTCAAAGACCGTGACGGCAATCCTAGTTGGAAATTTTCTAGGCAATACGCCGACCAACAAGAAGAACCATCCGAACCCGAATATTTAACTACTGAGACGGATGCTGGTTTTAGGGCAATTATGATGTCAGGCGACTTCGATAACATCAAGGATTGCATACAAATAAAAAATGGCCCTGAATGGCATAGGGCAATGTGCTTTAAGTCTTATGAAGAGATTATTCGTATGCTGCATTTTAATTATGTTTGCCGCATAAAAAATCCCAATTTCAAACAACCAAAGCCACAACCGACCATGCCATCCGGATGGGTCAAGTGCGAAGTTGGAGATCGGGCCAAGGATTACTACTGGGACGACACTGAAAACAAATGGGACAGAGCGACTAGTTGGACTGTAGTAAAAAAGGAATCACGAATCTGCATCAAGCCAGCTCCAGGATTCGAGGGACATGATGCTAATTGGTGGAAAAAGCAGCCAGAGGAGATATATTGTTTTGCTGCTGACCATGATTTTGAATGGTTTAAGTACGATAAAATGGTTGAAATAAACAAGACAGTGGGGCGCGGCGAATGGTCAGATGATAATGGTTGTGGTTATGCAAAAATGTGGCCCTCCGAATGCCCCAAAAACTTCAAGGGCGACTGGAGAGACAGCTTAATGGTACGTCCTGACAAGCTGGGAGGTGAGTGATGCCTATCGTATCATACATATACCAAGGAAGCCCAGATCGTAAGCATAACTATCATGTAGTGGAATGCTCAGTGCATGGAGTTATTTCATCTACACCAATAGGCGAGAATTGGTATACACTATCTCACGAAGTCCCAAAAATAGAAGAATGCTTTTATTGCAATGGTGATAGGCATGTTCCACTACCCGGGCTAAACCAACTCTCGGAGGACACAAAATGAACAACAAAATAGAAGAAAACTTTATCCATATGCTAGAAGCGTTTGAGTTAGAAAGCAAGGAAGCAAGACAGCAAATGATCGAGGGCCATATTTCTATGGAGGAAGCACAGGACAAGATAACACAGTTTATGTTTAGATATGATGATGAAACCTACGAGCTGAAGGATGTCACAAAATGACCACGCAAAGAGAGATAACCCAAACCGGAGCAAGCGATGATCGACAAAGTAAATAAGATACCAGACTTCTTCATTGATATGTTTCACGACTTAGGCATTGAACCAACAGATGAACAAAAATGCGTGGCTCTCCAGTATTCAGATGAGATACACAGAAATCTAGAAACAATAGGGGATCACATCAAATCATTAAGGCCACGAGATGCATTAGGTACGATAAATATCTGTAAGCTATACATGGGCTGGAAAATCGGTAACGCTACCTTGCGTCTGATGGAATCAGTTATGGAAGGAGCAAGCGATGAGTAAAGACGAACAGTACACAATGATGTGCCGTAAGTATGACAGCATGAAAGAAGAAAACGCCCAACTCCGCGCCGAGCTGGAGAAATTCAAGGCTGGCGCTTTCTATTTATATGGGCTTTTGGATGATATAGATACTGCTGTCGATGTGTTTAAACCAGATACCACAAGTTACTCCAAGTATGTTAACAGGAAGAACAGAGAACGTTTTAATGTGTTCCAGACTGACGGTTACTCTTTATTCGATCCTGTTACAGGAGAAAAACTACAAGAGGTACCAGAACCACCCAGCGAAAAGGCAGGCGAAGATGAGTGATGAAGTCGCAGTCATAACAAACGAACAATATCATTACTTGGTAAATGTCGAACATGTTATTCAGGAACAAAAGCAAGACATCCAAACCCTAATAGAGATAGCGGAATCAGAACGAAAAGAAGTGCTAGACGAAGGTGGTTATTCATATGCCACTGACTCAGTGCTGAAGACAATCCAACGACTCAGGGAGAAATACCATGGATAAGATAACAATACCCGTTCAGAACACAGATGATATATCTGACGGATACCACACGTTTGGTGAGCTATATAAAATGAGAATGCTATACAATGCCTGCTTGTTTAATGAGTGGGCCAAGCAGGGTTTAAACAATGTTCACAAGTCCGTTCGTCACAATGATGGAGATCTGTGCTTTGGAGGAGGCTGGTTTATTGTTGTAGCCACGCTTGAGACTGGCAACATTTCAAATCATTATTCAATGGAGTATTGGCATCTATTCAATGTGACTTCATATGATGTGTGCCAATGTCCTTTTGATGGACACACGCAATTTGATGTAATGGAGCGATTAGAGGATTTGTGTATCAAGAAGAAATGTAGCGATGAGTGAAACAGTAACCCGATCAATTAAATGCGATGCATGCGGAGAAGAGTTGATAACAAACACGCAGTCCACACGTAGCTGGCTTCTTAAGCTCTCATGTATTGAAAATAATAAGAACACAAGCGAAACAGCCTACAGTATCTATTATCTGAACCCGATGCCGGAAGATAAGCACTTCTGCGACATTAAGTGCTTAAGAAAGTGGTTAAAAAGTTGGTTAAGATGAATGAAAAAACTAACACGGCATGCGGAATAAAACGCAGGCAATAACAAGGCAAGGAGAAAACATGCCGACAAATGTAAATATAGTGACCATAGCGGGCTCACTTACACGCGATCCAGAAGTCAGAAATGTAGGCAGCGATAATGTTGTATGCAATTTTGGCTTAGCGATTAACAAGAAATACAAAGGCAAGGAAGAAACTGTCTTCTGTGATGTCGAGTGCTGGCAGCGTACAGCCGAGCTATGCGGGCAATATTTGACACGCGGCAGGAATTGCCTCATCGAAGGGGAGCTAGCATTTTCGCAATGGGAGAAAGATGGACAAAAACGCAGCAAGTTATTCATCAAAGCACAGCGAGTGCACTTTATCGGTGGGATGGACAGCAACAGCAAGCCTGATCTACAACAGGGATCTGTCAGCAACGCTATGTCGCAGAACGATAAAGCTGGTGAGCCAATCACTGATGATGAACAGCTTCCACCCTTTTAACTTTAGCTAGCACGTTGTTAGCAACCCGCGTCCGATCCTTATATGCACACCTCGAGTGATGAGGAAAAGGAAAGGCAGCTTTTGGATCGCATAAGGGCTTATGTTGTGGCGCGGGTATTTTTTTAGGAGAGATAATTGAGTAAGAAGAAAAAGACACGCAAAGAGTTGGCATCAAGACTGAGACTTGAGCGGCAGATATATGAGCGAGATCTTGCGAGAAATCCAGAAGTCGCAGGGGATCAGATTCTAATGACTCGCGCAACTTTCTATGAGCTGTCAGGACTAGCGATCCAAAACCTAGAAGATGGCGCTTGACCTGATACTTATGCAGTGTATCGTGCGAATATCACAAGGAGCCAACAATGAACCTAATAGGTTTTATACCAGAAAAAACAATTGAGGATGATCAGGTCATCGTCCCGCAAATTGACGTTAAAATCCTGGAAATTGACAACACAATACTTTTGCAGCAAGAGGATGCGCAGGGCATTAACGAGGTAAACTTAACAATGCATGATCTTATTGAGATCATGGGTATGTATCAGGATTACATGGATGGAGGCAGCAACGATGTCTAATGCCTTATCAATCCGCGACCAGCTCAAGGCTGGTAAGTCTGACTACGTTGATCAGATAGCCCAAGCATTGCCGTCACACATCAACCCAGATCGCATGGTACGCATGGTTCTTACTTCTTTCGCTGAGGTTCCAAAGCTGGCGCAGTGTGATGCCGCTTCAGTTTGGAAGTCTGTTCTTTCATGCTGTGCAATCGGCCTTGAACCAGGCGCATTAGGGCATGCCTACCTGCTTCCGTACAACACTAAAGAAGGAATGAAGTGTCAGCTTCAGATGGGATATAAGGGGCTCATAGAGCTGGCAATGAGATCCGGCAAGGTGTCGTCTATCTACGCTGATGCTGTGCACGACAATGACGAGTTCATATACGAACGCGGTACAGATGAGAAGTTGGTCCACAAGCCTTGCATGCGCAGCGATAGGGGAGAAGCGTATTGCTATTACGCTTACGCAAAAATGAAAGACGGTGGATTCAATGCAGACGTTATGTTCATGGAAGATATACTAGCCATTAAAGATAGAGCCAAGGCCAGCTTTGGGCCGTGGAAGACTGACTTTTCAGAGATGGCTAAGAAGACAGTTATCAAGCGACTATGCAAGAAGCTGCCACTTTCCCCTGAGCTGCACGAGGCAATACACTTAGACAATCAATCAACCGGCATCCAGACGGTACAGCCAACGCAACAGCCCACGTTCTCGCTGCCTGTACCTGAGAAACAAGCCGAACAAGAGGAATCGAACGTTGATGACCTCGACCCCAACTATGGAGAGTCTGACAATGAAGCCTGAGCTTATCCTGGACATGACCGAGAAAGAATACCACGCAAGCAGCGGAATCGGCAAAGATAAATTTGTCACTCGCTCAATGCTTGGACTAATGGACAAAGACCCTCCTATGTTCAAATACCGATACATAGACAATGACCCATTCTGCCAGATAGAAGACAGTGAACCTATGAAGTTTGGGCGCTACGTTGAACAGTACTTGTTTGGTGATGACCTGAGCAATTGGTCAACTCGTCCTGAAAAGTGCTGGTCACGTAACAAGAAGGAGTGGGTTGACTGGAATAATGGCGCAGGTCGTTTTGTTAGCCCATATTGCACAATTCCTACAAGTGTATGGACTGCAGAACATCCCGACATAATCAAAGACGAAGAAGTGCAGATTGCTGAGTTTATGAAAAAGCGCTTTGAGGAAACAGCGCTAGGCAAGTTCTGGATAGAGCAATTACCTAAGGCGCAGAAGCAAGCAGTCTGCCGATGGAAGGACAAAGACACGGGTATCAATTGCCAGATAAGAATTGACGCAGTGATACCTGGCTCGCTGATCACGGACCTTAAGTCTAGCGGCAGTCCACTAGAAAAATTCACCACGTCAGCCCTCGCCTACGACTACCACACACAGCATGCCATGTATCAAGACGGGTATGCTGAAGTCGTGGGCGAGGTTCTTCCGTTTGCGTTTGCGATAGGTGAAGTTAAAGGGCTTAAACGTGCGCGTATTCGCACACTGCCGCCGCTCATGGTAGATCACGGACGGCTTGCATATAAGAGAGCGCTTAAGCGTCTAGAGGATGGCGACTACTCGCCTTATGACGCAAACGAAACAACACCGCAGGAATGTGAGCTTCCTGCATATTTACTTTATCAGCTTGAAGGAGAGCAATAATGGAAATCAGCATAGACCCAGATGACTACATGGACAAAGAGCAAGTGTCAAAAGAAATCGGCTCAGCTATACGCAGTGCGCTGGTAGCAGAGGCCCTGTCCTTCATGAAGGCTGAAGTTGACAGTCTGACTAAGGCGAAGATCAGAGACATCGTTGAGGATGGGCTTGCTGCCGCGATGAAGAAGCATGACGGCAGCTTACGCGATATTGTTAATCAACACATAGAACAATATTTAAAATCAAGCAAGCTGGCTAAACACATAAGAGAAACGGTTGAGTACTCTGTGAACGATAACATAGAGGAGATGGCAAGCGATGCAGCATTCAAGATAAAGACAAACATCACCTTCAACGGAACAATTGGGAGCTAACATGCCACTTAAAATAATCAACAAACAAAGCGAACCGTTATTAAAACTAGTTGGAAACATGGATAATGGAGAGATATATATTAACTGCGATGAACTATACATGTGCACTGATGATGTAAAAGATAGTTATAGATATGTAGTGTGTTTAAATGATGGCACAAGAACACTGGTCAGCGCTACAGCTGAACGAGAAATCGTAACAGCAACACTGGAGATTGAACATGCATAAACACAAAAACCACGCGATGCACAAGCACAGCCATGAGTCACTACAAGCTATAATCCATAGCGGCAAGCGCCAAACTGTACTGGCTAAGATCTATAAGCTGCTAACAGATCAGCCGCCATTAACAGACAAACAGATAGCCAAGGCGCTAAAGATGAAGGTGGCAAACGTACAGCCACGCATAAGCGATGGAGTTGCCTGTGGCGTATTCTTTGAGTGCGGGGAGTCCAAAGACCCAGAGAGCGGTCTGCCTGTACGTTTGACGCGCATTCGCGTATCAA